GATTTACGTCAGAACCTGAGTTTGTAGAGTATTCAGGAAAACTAGAAGTATTATTTGTAATGTAGTCTATTAGCCTTTCACGATAGTAGCTTGCAGTATTTAAAATTTCTTCTCTGAAACTCTGTGCTTCTTCTGTACTTAAAGCTGTACCTGTTTCTGAAGTCTTAGAGTAAATATTGCCGTTCTCTACTTTGTGCCTAAGATAATTAAAAGCGTGATAAAGACTATACGAGGGAAGCATATCCCCTATATAGTCATCTAGCAAAGTTTTGTAAGCTGCATTTGCAGGAAGGTTTACAGAACCTGCTACAATTAAGGTTTTTAATTTATTGTTAAGGTCAGTACCTAGTGCAGTTTCAACATAGATTTTCTGTGCTTCACGAACGAATGGGAGTAAGATGTCCACGTCCACGTTAAGATTGATTGCGGTGCTATCCTTTAGCTTCGCTTCTGATATAAATAGTACATAGCTCATAATTATCTTGGTTCTAAAAATCCGTTATTTTTCATTCTTTTTGGTGGTCTTGCTACTAAGTTGTCATTCTTTTCTGCTGTAAATCCTTCTGACCTAGCTTTTGTATATCCTATTAATTGACTAGAAGATATTTTACTTTTTGCTCCCCTTAAAGAAGTCTTGTATATTTGTCTTAGCCAATAATGATGACAATTACCACCACCTTTATAAAGCCATATACTATAAGTGTTAGCTCCTCTCGGCCCCCAACCTGGATTTACTGCTCTATTTCCCATTTGTAAAATATCTTCCTTTCGGTATATCTTTTTAGATGAATCCATTAATTTGCAAAAATCTCTAGTTTCTCCTTTTTGTGATAAGAAATTATCTTGAGTGTATACATAACGAACTTTATAAAACTCATTATCTGACTTATTAGTTCCGTCTTGCTTACTTCTAGCATTTGGTCTAGCTGTTCCTGTACTTGCCAATTCTAGCTTGTCATTAGCAATTTCATTTAAAACATCTTCAAAGTCAAAGTCTTGGTGTTCTCCATCTACTATTTCTTCTTCTATTAGTTCCCATTCTTCAGGCATATCTTCTCCAAACTCTTCAATGAACTTAGAAAGCTCTGTAGCTTCTTGATGTCCTTCACAAGCCATATAGACTGTCTTACCCTCGTAATCGTGTTCGTGATACCCTTCACACCCTAAAGTCTTTGCACTCGCTAAGGCTTCTTCTATAGTATCAAAAACAGGCTTTCCATCAATCATTCCAACTTTTGAAAAGTCTAGAGTTTCTTCTTCAACCTCTAAAGGTGGCAATCCAATTTCTTCTCTTATTTCGTCTTGTGTCATTACTTCTCTAATAGTCTTAGAGTCAAATTGTATTGTTATTGGTTTAAGCTGTACGAACTGAATAGGCATATCCATATTGTTTACCTGGAATATCTTGTGTAATACTTTTAATATTTGCCCTTGAAATGGCATAACCACAGTATTGAGGTAAAAATTAGAAGCGTTTAAAAGCTCGTCTGCGTTGCTTGAGAACCCATTAGCACTATCCAAGCCCATAAGTGTCTTAGAAGTCACCCTATGACCTGAGAGGATGTTGCTAGTAAGTAGTTCTTGAAGTGCGATATACTGCTTGTCTAAATCTGATGGACTTATTGAAGTTATTTCAGGAACTCTAGTCTTGTCATCTGAGAAAGTCAAAACGAATTTTCCTGCATTTTTTTCTGATGTAAATTTAGCTTCTAAGCTTTGTTCTATCTGTCTTCTCTCATCAGCGGTCGGAATTCCATTTGCGAAACTAATCATAAACGAACCTGTGAAGCCGTTAGATATATTATTCAAATGAAACTCAGAAACTTTAGAATCTATAAGACTCCAATTATTACAAGAGATGTAATCAGCTGTGTAATAAGAATTCATATTAGGACTGTAAAGCCCTGTATATAAAATTTGATTAGGAGAAGTTCTATCGTTTACATTAAAAGCAGGAACTCTATAAGGCTTGTTTGTTCTTGTATTTGCCCAATCTCCTGAAACATAGTAGCCTCTAGTCTTTCCAAATTCGTCAGGACGTTCACATCTAATTTTCTCTACAGGAATATGATAGATTTCAGCTATCTGTGTTCTGTCTTTTGACCATACTATGTTAAGAGCAAACGCACCTTGAAGCTTGAAGTCAAATGCAACCTTTTTCAAGACCTCGTGTAAAGTTTCATTTCCGTTAGCATTATTCATAAAGTTCTGAAGCTTAACTCTTGCTTCTTCATCTCTATCTTCTTCATCTGTTATTACAATGTCTTCTCCACTAATCATTTCAGCAGTAGCGTTTACGATTGCAGCCGTTATAGAACTTGAATAGTAAAGGTCAATTAAAAACTGAGGGTAAAGGTTTCTCCATTCGCCATTAGCGTCGCCGTACTCAATGTAATCCTTTCCTCTAACCTCTTGTACTAAAGGAGCTGTTGACGTGCTTAAATCAATGCTTACAATTTTATCCATTTTTATATATTTGCTAAGTAAGTGTTTATATTAGAAGTCAAAGTTGAATTTTGAGTGTCATAAATTTGAACTTCAAAAATTTCTCCGTCAAATGAATTATTGTCTACTGCTCTAATTCCTATTGCGTCAATATCTGAAGTCCCTGTAACTGTTGCTGAACTTGCCTGTGGAACTCCATCAACAGTAAACCTGACAATATCTAACGCATCTCTTATAACTACTACATAAACGTCAGTCAAAGTGTTATCAACTACTGTTAAATTTCCTAACTGTGCGTCAGTCTTAACTCTTAAATTTGTTGCACTTGTAATTTTAAAATACTCATTTGAAGAAGTATTATCTCCTATAATAGTATTATTACTTCCCGTTGCATTCATTTTAAAAGCTACAGTAAATTCACCGTTAAAACTCATTTGAGTAACAGTTTGTAAATGGGATGAATTAGAAGAATCAAAAGTTAAAGAACCTGTAGCTGCGTTATATATTGGTCTTTCGTCAGAAACGGCTTGCTCCATCTCGTGACTGTTTCCTGATGAATCTTCCCAAGCTGTAACCTCTAAACCATTTAAAGATATTCCAACTTTGTTTTTATACCAAGCAATTAGATTAGAACCTTCGTCAGAAGGACTCCAAGGAGTAACTGTTCCTGTCTTTTTCGTTGATACTAGACTAAGAGCTTGTTTTAAAGCTAACATTATAGTGGTTGTTCATAGTAACAAACAGCTAAACCACTTGTTAAAGTTATAGCTGTTACGTTAAGAAACAAAGTTGTTCCTGCTGCTACAGTCGTATGTAGACTTGCTGCTGAACTACCTGCACCTGTTTGAATGTTTGCCGCTGCTATTGAAGCTATCACGCTTTCAGTTACAAATTGAATTGCATAATAGTTTTTTCCTGACATAGCTGTTGTTGTGATTACATCACATCTATGTTTTCCTAATTGTTCTGATAAGAGTTGTTGTACGTTTTCTATTGCCATTTTTTTTTATTTAATCGTTATATATATAATTCGTTCCGCTTGGATTTTCGTTTTGTGTGTATTGTACTTGTTCTTCTCCTACTTGTTCGCTTACCAATAATTTTCCAATCTCTAAAGGAAAGTCTTGTTGAAAATAATCTCCTGAAGAATTGTCTTGCGCTCTCCAACCAAAGAATATGCTCCCTTCAGTTACTTGATTATCACATAAACTTGTGGGATTTGAGTAATAATTATTTGACGCTAAAATAGACTGTGATTCAGGAGGAACAGAACTTGATAAAGGATGGAAATCATTATAAGTATCTATTAAATACCCACCCTTCCAAAGCTCAACAGTATAAATTTGCGGTTGAGCTAAAGTATAAGTTGGCAATATATTCATTTGTACCGATTCAGGCTGAGTTGTTATGATATGCGTATATGTAATATTTGCATTATATACTCTAATTTCAGAACCAACTGCTGCTATTGAATTTATAAAGTATGTGTTAGTATTTACATTTCTAACTACTCTTGTAAATAGTAAAAATCTTGGTGGGTTAATTTCAGTAGTGTCACAAACTCTTGATGATATTACTTGTGCTATTGAATAATTCCCTGTTCCTGGTGGTGGATCACAAGTTGTATAATCTTGTATTAGATAAGTGTCAGCAGTTAAAGCTTTTATTTCATATACATCAACATTCATATTACCACTATCAATAGAAGTACCTGCTACATTAGTGCAATCCCAAGTTCCTGCTTCAGTTGGATTAGGATTACCACAAGGACTGAATCCGCCATCTGTTAAAAATATTTCATACTTCCAATAGCCATTCGGATTAAAATTAACAATACCTCCAAATACACTTTCAGTTTTCGTTCCGCCTGCGGTTGAATAAATATTGAATTCACAGTATCTATCTTTTATTATACCATTCTGTCCATATCCATACTTTACAGCTCCTGACATATCATTAGTAAACTTAAATAAGTAACTATAAGGATAGTTTGCTAAATCTACATAAGCAGCGTCTTTTAAGGTAACGTAAAAAGTATAAGTGTTGTTATTGTATTCAGCGTGTAGCATAGTATATAATAGAAAAAGTCAGTTTTTATTTGGTATAAAGAAAAAGGGTAGCAATTAAGCCACCCTCATTCAAGAATTATAAGAAAACAGATAAGAAATTTAATCTATATCAACTGTAAATCCATCAAATGCAGCGTTGTCAAATGGGTTTGTAGTGTAATCTGCTACGAATGGAAAAGGAATTGGCTCTAAGCCGTCAAACGTAAGCGTATAACCGTTACGGTCACCCCACGCTGCTCCTGTGTCCATAGTACCAGCATTAAGTGACATACCATTAGAAACCCCTAAAGCAATAATAGTGTTATGGTCGTTTAAAAGAGTTTCGTTTAATTGAGCAAAAACAACTACTTTAGTTTGTCCGAAAAGTTTTATTTCGTTTTGGTCAAGAGCAGTTAAACGATTCATTACTACATTAACAGTTGGAGTATAAAAAATCGTCCCATTCTCAGTTGAGCCTGTAATTGATTCGGAAACTGAAGCTGCACCTAAAGGCATAGCATATCTGTAAAGGAATGAACCTGCTACCATACTGATGTCAGAAACCGTTCCTGTGTCTTGTACTATTCCTGCTGTTTCTATTGGAGTGTTGAATTGGTCATAAACCCCAAAATAAAGGTAACGAACTCCGCCCGAAATTCTTGAGCAATCTAATTCGCGTCCTTTTGTAAGTGCTATACAATGTGCCATTTTTTTTGTTTTTTTTTGGGTTAAGGGAGTGAAGGGTTTTACCCCCTCACTTCCGTATTATTTATTAAGACTGTCTTACAATATCAGCTCCAGTTCCCGTTTGTACACCTGCTGAGTAACGAGCAACCATTCTAATATTATCAGAACCATCCAAAGTAGCCATATCCATCAAGTTGATTCTTGTAGCATCACTTAAAAGATCAGTTCCAAAGAACATATTTGATTTTTGAGCTACTACCATTTGATTTTCTTCCATCCCATTACAAACAGCCAATTTGTACCCTTCAAACATTGGAACGTAATCTCCATTCATATTGTAAGCATTTACATATCCTAAAGTAGATACTGCTGAAATGTAGTATTGGTAACTTCTTTGACTCAAATAAATATGTAAGTCCTCTTTTCCTAAAGTTGTTGTAGGAATATTTGCTACTGCTGACTGTAAGTTAGCAATAATATTTCCTGCTGTATAAGGTACTGCTGCTGCTGCATCTTGAACAACTGTTGGGTCTGGTCCTGGTAATAAAAGCCCTGTTACTGCTCCTAAGAAGCCATTGAATTGTCCTGCTACATTAGTTCCACTCCATATAGAGTTCTCAGTTGCTTCAGCTATAATTTCTCCCATATAAGAGATAACGTAATCATCAAAAGATGCAGGAGGTGGTGCGCCTGCTCCTGCTCTCATTTGTAGAGCTTCCCAAGAAGAAAGTAAAGTTTCTTTACAAATATCCATATTTACTTGTAAGTTTTTAGGCTCTAATACTTTTTCAGTTAAAGCTAAAGTTCCTGCTGCTGTAAAGTCGCAAGTAGCGTCTACTACAGAATTTACTGTTTGATTAAGAGCTTGGATGTTGCTCTTAAATTTAATGTTTTCTATCATTGTTAGATAGTCTAACGAGTTTGATGATTTTAAAGCTGCTGAGATGTAGAATCCTGCTGCCTTACCCGCAAAGTTTGAAGCTACTGTAATTGCCATAATTTTGTTTTTTTTAGTTTATGTTATTAGTTATGTAAGTTGTATAAGAACTTTTCTTGTTTTGTCATTCTTCTTAAATCTTGTGCAGTTGGTGTTGCTCTTACTGAACTAAATTTATTTGTATCTAAAGGAGCTGAAGCAGGTGCTTCTGCTAATTCAGTTTTAAGTTTTTCATTTTCAGCTTTTAACTTTGTTAATTCATCTTCTGCTGAGAACTCAACTACTTCTGTAGTCTTAATAGATTTAGGATTAGTAGAAGGTGCAACAACTTCTTCAGCCATTTCTTCAACCTCATCATCTCCTCCGTCTTTATCTTTCTTTAGACTTGCAACTGCGTCTTCTAAGTTTTGGATTCTTTTCTCCATACCTTCCCAATCCTCAACTACTGCTAAGTCTTCAGTCATTTCTTCTTCAACTACTTCTTCAGTTTCAGTTTCCATAACTTCAGCAACGATACCTTCTTCTTCTACTCTAAAAGTAACTCCTGTATCAGTCTTGTAAGTTCCAACAGGTAAAAGAATAGTAGTACCATCTTCAGTAAGAACTGATATGTCTACTCCTGCTTCTAACTCCTCAGCAGTTGAAACGAAAATAGTTCCATCTTCACTTTTCGCTTGATAAGCTAATTTCACATCTGGCTCTTTATCAAGACCAAGTGCTACCAATATTTGATTTTTTAAATCCATAGTTTTGTTTTAAGTTCTGTTATATAATAGAATAGTTATTGTT